GAATCTTCATCTGTCCATGTTCCCTTAATTTGGTTTTTCACTGCGCTGATTGCTTGCCACAGAACTCGGTCCTGGTCGGAGAGTCGCACCCATACGTCCCAGTTTGACCGCAAGGCGTCGAACTCCTGTGGCTTGTTGTTCGCCTTGATCAAAGCCCGCTTCATTAGTCCTTCCTCCGCCATCAACATAACGGTATTCAGTAGGCGCATTCTTTCGCGCTGTTGCGGTGTCACGACTGTAAACTCCATTGGTTCCGACGACGTACCTGTAGCCTTCTTCCTGTAACCACTTCGCCGCCGCCTTTATGCTGGCGAAGGCGGCGAGTGGGCGCCAGGCTGGTTGGCTGATGTCGTCCACCTCCACAAACAGGTCAGTTTGCGAAGGGATGTTGCTGGTCATTTTGATGGACACGCGGACGGTGTTCATGCGATTTTCTTTGTTTGTTGGTTGGTTTTTTGAGCAACCGTCCATTTCCCAGAATTAAGGCGGTAATTAGCCATCTCAATTGAACCGGTAGACCGCCCTAAGATTTCAGCGACTTCTGACACTGTTTTGCCGCGCTTATTCAACGTTTTCAGTAATTCTATTTCTTGCTCTTGCCAGTATTTCGGGCGTTGCTTTTTCTGCGTTATTGGCGCAGGCAAAAGTTCAATCTTTTGGATTTCACGTTCTCCTAGGAACGCCACCATTTCTTTTGCCAAGGTGATAGCTTCTTTTGGGGTAGAGGCTTTATCAAAAGCCATCTTCAAGATTTCCATCTTATTCATTACCGGGTTCTCCACTTGCTGTTGCGATGCCTGCTGCTTTTTGGCGGGCAGCAGCTTCCGCCTCCATCAGTCCCCACTTCAACTCATCCCGCACCTTGGCGAGACTGTCATAGGAACCATTCGAGAAACAGAAATCATCCGCATACTGAATGCGAACCAGTTCGTTCTCAGCTATCGCCAGCTTGGCGCGCAGGGTTTCTATATCGCTCAATTCATGTCCTCCTTCACAAGATGCTGAATGGCATCCGTCAGCAAATCCGCTGACCGCTTTGCGACGCTGTTCTCTGTTCCGTGGTCCGTAACATCGTAAATGAAGCAGGCTAAAGCCATGGTGGCAGCGAATATGACGTCACTCACATTTTCGCCGTTGCCGTTCTCGAAGATTGCGCGCTTCATTTTCTCTGACACCTCGGACAGGTGTTCCGCCTTTGCGTCGCTCATGCGCCAGCCATCGCAAACAGAACGATGAGCAACAGCAGACACGCGGCAAAGCCCAAGCCTTGCAGGACGGCTAAAATCCACCAGGCGGCGGAGCGATGTTTCAAGTAATCCATGATGGTTCCTCTTGCGTTGCAGGCTTGATTGCCTGGACATGACGAAAACACGGACTAAAAACTACGTCAAGTGAAAAAATGCGCTTGACACGAAAAATTATGAGGCATAGGATTCGCCTTATGGATCACCTCCCCTATCGAAAGCTGTTGCAGCAGAACGGCTACACGCTCCGCGATCTGGCTGAGGCGGCTGGCGTATCAACCGCCACCGCCAGCCGGTGGCTTATCTGGCTGACATATCGCGGTGAATATGGGGGTATTGCGCCGCCTATCGTGCGGCTGATACCTGTTATTGAAATGTGCGCTACCGATGAGGTAACGCCAAACCAGATTTGGGCACATATCTGTACCGGACATCGTGACGGACATTTGCCCTCCAAGGATGCGCGCGATGAGGTAGCGCGAAACAAGATTTGGGCAAATATCTGTACCGGACATCCGGACGGACATTTGCCCGAAAAGGCTGCGCGCGATGAAAACTAGCCTCCCACTCATCGCGCGCCCGGAAGCCTGGCGCGACTACGAACCCGCGACGGGCTTCCGGTCAAATCCGCACGGTGCGGATACCTCCGCCAGCACTTTCAATATCCCCTCCCGAACTGTGCTGGCGGGGGTTCAACCGTGAGAACCTGTATCACCATTCCTATCGAACCCGTTGCCAAGGGGCGCCCGCGATTCGGCAAGCACGGCGCCTATACGCCAGCCAAGACCCGGAAGGCAGAGGAAACAATTCGGGCATTTATTTCCCCTTTCGAGTCGTTTGGCTCCGTGCCGGTCTGTGTTGATGTCATGGTTCTGATGCCGATCCCGAAATCCTGGCCGAAGAAAAAGCAGGAAGCGGCGCTGGCGGGCGACATTGAACACACAGGCAAGCCCGATCTGGACAACCTGGCGAAACTGGTCCTCGATGCCGCCAACGGCATCCTGTGGGACGACGATAGCCAGATTATCAAGCTACACCTTTCAAAGATGTACTCGGGCAAGCCCGGTTATATCCTAATCATCGAGGCAAACCCGTGACCCAAGACCCCTTCGCAACGCATGGCATTGGCCATTTATCCGCCAGCAGCCTGAACACATACGCCAGCCAGCCCGCCGCCTGGGCCATGTCCTACCTGTTGAAGCGGCGCCTGCCGGTGGGGGCTTCGGCCCATCGCGGTACCGCCATTGAGGCAGGCGTATCGGCGGGTCTGTTCGATCCGGCCAAGCCGGTGGAAGATTGCATCGCCATTGCTCTGGCCGAATATGACAGGCTGACTGCCTTATCTGGCGATCCCCGCCGGGAAGCGCAGCGTAAAGTGGTGCAAGATACCGTACCCGTAGCACTCACGGAACTTCGCCAGTATGGCATCCCGACTGCGCCGGAAGAAGGCCAGCACCAGCACAAGATCAGCAAGCCACTAGGCGAGGGTCTGCCCGATCTGGTGGGATATCTGGATTTCTATTGGGAAAATCATGGGCTGGTGCTGGACCTGAAGACCACGGAACGGGTGCCGGGCCAGATTTCCAGCAGCCATGCGCGCCAGGGCGCCGGGTATGTGGTGAATACTAATCAAATCTGCCGATTCGCGTACTGCTCACCAAAGAAGGTGGCGGTGTATCAGCTTGAAGGGGTGGCGGATCACTGGGCGCACCTTCAGGCTATTGCCAACCGGCTGCGCCGGTTCCTGGCGATCTCGGCGGATAAGAATGAATTAATCAGTTTGCTGGTACCGGATGTAGATAGTTTCTACTGGTCCGATCCAGCCGCAGAGGCAGCCCGTAAGGAAATCTACGGGATGTAAACACGAAGCGCCAACGTGTTCAAATTTGGCGCATTTTTAGACATCTGGAGCATTTAGATGGGTTTAGGTCTTTCAATTGGTGGCAGCGAAACCGCGAGCGGTGATTTCCTGCCCTTGGTCAACTACAACGCCAAAGCCGGGCGCCTTAAGTTCAGCCAGCGCGTGGAGGTCAACGGGCGCTGGGAAAAGCAGGAAGAAGATGTTTCCTTCCAGCAGCCTGCCTTCGTCGCGGATATGGAGAATATCCAAGTTGGGTGGCTGTTCTTCAAGGCAGGCATGGCGCCAGTAAGGTCGCTGGTGAAGATTGGCCAGCCTCTGCCCCCGTGCCCGGTTGGCGATTACGGGGTGGACGAACGCGGCAATGCCGCCAAGCCAAAGCAAGGCTTTGCCATGCGTCTGTTGGATGGTAACCGGACTGTCCGTGAGTTCAGCAGCAACGCCAACGCGGTTCTGGCTGCGATTGACACCCTGCATAGCCAATATGAAGCTGCGCCGGAGAAAGCCCAAGGGCTGCTGCCGGTGGTTCAGTTCCAAGGTGCGACGGAGGTGAAAGGCAAACATGGTTCAAACTACACCCCGAACTTCGCGATCATTAAGTGGGTTCCGCGTCCGGCAGAATTGGGCGCGCCTGTGGCGGCTGCAACGCCAGCTATGGCAGCACCTCACGCCCCGAGCGCGCCTGCGCTACCTCCGCCAACGCCGCAAGCTGCTAAACCCCTACCGTTCTGATGCCTAGGGTTCCCGCAACATTTACGAACTGCGCGGTTTGTCGGTGGTACGTTCCAGCCGACAGCCGCCAGGGCGAATGCCGCTTCCAACCAGTGGGCGGTAACTATCGCTGGGCAATGACTAAGCCCGATGATTGGTGCAGCCACGCAACACCATGGAAGGTGAAAGTGGCTGGACCGCCAGTGATGGACGAAGATTAACAACACAAAGGCGGCAATTAAACGATTGCCGCCTTTCCTTTCGCAAGAGAACGAGGAAACAATGTGCATCCCACTCAAAGACCCAGAGTACCCGCCACACAGCGAATATCCGGGGAAGCAGCCATGTCACTGACCGCACCAAGCCTATCAGCGCCAGCCCTGGAATGGGCGCTATATTACCTGCGTCGCGGCTGGTCCGTGGTGCCCGTGCGGCGCGGTGAGAAGATACCCGCACTGCCATGGCACCAATTCCAAAACCGCCGGGCGACAGAAGCAGAGGTCCGTGATTGGTTCTCCGATCCCACCATGGGGGTTGGCATCGTTACCGGCGCCATCAGTAACCTGGTCGTTTCCGATTTCGATGGCGACATTGGCGCCGCCACAGAACAGCAACTGCTGCCGCGACTCGGGGTTGGCCCGGTGGCACTGACCGGGGGCGGCGGGTGCCACAGGTTCTTTTCCCATCCTGGGAAGAAGGTTCCTACGCGCACCGGCATCCTGCCGGGCATGGATATCCGGGGCGATGGCGGCTTTATTGTCGCACCGCCCAGTGTCCATGCGTCCGGGCGCCAGTACTCTTGGGATGTGGATGCCCATGTGGATGACCTGGGGCTGCCCAGCCTGACCGATTCGATGGTGGACCTGATCTGCCAGGACGTTATCCACGGCACCGGCGCCGTGACGCCAGTTACCCATGCGCCGGGGCCGCTGGGCTTGCCCGGCCAGATCACGGACGGGCGAGAGCAGTATATGCGGGACACCGTCCTGGCAGTGGTCGCCGATCTGAAAGCCAAGCTGGGGCGCCTGCCAACCGAGGAAGAAGTGGTGGCAGAGGGCTGGCCACAATACGCCGCAAAGGTCGATTTCCGGCGTCCTGGACGGGGCGAAGCAGAGTTCCGTATGAAGGTGCGATACACGCTGGAAAGAGCCGCCAGAGGGCTTGTGAAGGTGGATAGGGCAGTAACAAAGCCCGTAACAAGCCAGCAAGAAGGTGTTACGGGCAATGTTACGCCCAATGGCGGATTGCCGCTGGTCTATTTCAACAACATCCACCCCAATCTCGACGCCGCCGATTTCGTTGAAGGACTGCTCACGGAAGCTGGGATGTCCGTCACCTACGGCGAAAGTAACTGCGGCAAGACGTTCTTTATGACCGATCTTGCCCTGCACGTTGCCCTGGGCATCAAATGGAACGGGCGAACCACCGAACCGGGTGGCGTGATCTACTGCGCCCTGGAAGGTAGTCACGGCATCTCCAACCGCGTCGCTGCCTTTAGAAAGCACCTCAACCTAGAAGGCGAGGAAATCCCCTTCGCCATCATCCCCGTATCCATCAACCTGTTGAACCCCGAAGCCGACACCGAAAGGCTGATCGACGCCATCAGGCGGGCCATGGAGGAGATGAAGGTTCCGGTGCGGCTGGTGGTGCTGGACACACTGTCCCGCGCCCTGGCGGGCGGGAACGAGAACGCGCCAGACGATATGGGCGCTTTAGTCACCAACATTGACCGCATCAGGCAAGCTACAGGCGTCCATATCAACGCCGTACACCATTCAGGCAAGGACACCGCCAAAGGGGCGCGCGGGCATAGCCTGTTGCGGGCCGCGACGGATACCGAGATCGAAATCACCAAGGCAGGCAAGGACAGCCCGTCCGTCGCCAGCGTGAAGAAGCAACGCGATCTTGAGATAGAAGGCGAGTGGGTATTCAAACTCCAGACCATCGAACTAGGCCGCAACCGGCGGGATAAACCCGTCACCAGTTGCATCGTGGTCGCCGCTGATCCAGCAGACGTAAAACCACGCGGCCCCAAACTCAATATGTGGGAAAAGATGGCAATTGAAAACATCAAAGAAATGATTAGCCGTTATGGTCAAGAAAGTTGGGGTGATCTACCTAGAGGGAAAGTATTGACGGAAGAACATTGGCGTAACAAGTGGTTTGTTACGGCCTCCATCGATAATCCGGGTAAGAAGCGCGTAACATGGAAACGGACAAAAGACAGACTAATCGAACTCCGCATGGTGGGGCATAGCAATGGATATGTGTGGCTTGTTCAAGAGGATAGCGAGGTTAGTTAAGATGGCGTGGGAAGATAGGCGTAACACCGTAACACGCGCCGTAACACGTTGTTTTTTACTTTGTTACGCCATCCGGGCAGCTTACCGTAACACCGTAACACCCGTAACACACACCTTTAGGTGTGTTACGGTGTTACGGTTACGGGTAAGCCCCTGACTTGGGAGAGAGAGGAAAGATGGTGAAAGAAGAAATTACCCCGCCACTCACAGAGGCGAATGGCGAATGGGTTTGGCGCTCTCGGATGGCGGGTGCGCTGGATACACTGGTGGCGGGGCTGGAAAGAGAATGGGGGTTTGATCGGCTCCCGCGTCTGGTGTCAGCGGAGACACGGGAGCGGTTCGTCAGCGCCCAGGATATGCACCGGCAGGCGACAATGGCGGGTGAGGATATGGCGGAACTGGACGCCATGATGATGCGGGCCTGGCGGGCCTTGGAAGCGGAGGCTCGGGCTGCTGGGTATGAACCGCTTCCGGGGCCGCTGGTGACTGTGCAGGCGGATGAGGTGGAGCGGGGCACCATTTGCATCTGTCAGGATGATACCCATGCACAGGCGGTCCTGGCGCGGGCTAAGGCGGAAGGGTGGAACGCGGAGGCTTGGACGGTGGAGGAGGTGGGGCGGGTTCTGAAGGGGGCTTCACCTATCGCAGAAATCAAAGCTGCATTTCCGAAAGCGAAGGTGGTAAGACGGGGGCAATTGATCGAAGATGAAATCCCGATCTAATGTTGAGCATGAGCCGGGCATTCGAGGCAGAACGCATAGACTTCGGGCCGGATATTCAGGAAGGCGATATAACGGTGTCTGAGCGGTTTTGGGTGCCTGATGCTATGTTGGGTAGGGGGATGATTACAGAGGCCCTACACGCGGCTGCAAAGCGGTTTAGGGACGATTACTATGCGGGGCAGGCTGGGAGGCTTGGGGCGCGTGAGGCGTTTGCACGGGCTTCTAGGGCGGTTGGTAGTGCTGCTATGCCTGCGCTGGCTTGGACGGTTCTTAGCCATGGCACGGTGACGGGCTGGGCTGAGTGCAAAGGGATTGAGATGGCTAAGGCGGCTGGGCAAGTGGTGCAGGCGCTGGAACGGTTGGGGGCGCACTATGAGCGCACCTGAATGGCGAGAGGGGTATGATGTGGGTAGGTTGACGCCGATTTGGTTGCCGGAAGATCACATGCCGCGCATCCTCGAAATGATATCTCGGGGCGTTTTAATGATTGATATCATTAAGATGGAGGGCATGCCTTCATGGTGTGTGATCAATGGATGGCTGCAAGACCCGGAGTGGCAGGCACAGTACGCGCGGGCGCGCATGCAGATGGCACACGTCGTTGCCGAGACAGCCATCAAAGAGGCAACCGAAAATAATACGGACGATCCGCAGCGCGCCCGGTTAAAATTTGACGCAAGGCGCTGGTATGTCGGAAAGATTGCGCCCAGGGTTTATGGCGACAAGGTACAGCATCAGGTGGAAGTGGGCGAAAGCTACGTTGAAGCCCTGCGCGTTGCGTCCCAGCGCATAAATCAGCGGATCAAAGAAGAAAAGCAACGAAATCAAATAGTTGACGTTGATCCAGAGACAGGCGACGTTATCCAGAAAATAGGAAATGATGCCGTTACAAGCAAACAGAAGAAACGAACGAAATCAAAGGGTTAGCGTGGAATTTTACATAATGGACCTTATGCGGTTCCAGGGTTCTGGGTGCCGGGCGCTGCCAGCTACCCCCTACCCCACCCCCCCTTCAAAAATCGCGGGGGGCGGGCTGGTGGCAGGATATGTATGTTTACACCCCCCCCGTGGGGTGGGGGCAAAAAGGCAAAACGTCCCTTTACCCCCCGTGAAAATTTAGGATAGAATCAGGCTCTCATGGCAGGCAGACCCAAACGGCGGGCTAGATTAGCAGCGGAGGCAGCGGCGCGAGCCGCTGCCGAAGCGGAGACCAATGGCGGCGCCCCACCAGCCGAAACCATTTCGCTGACATCAGCAAAATGGTCTGAAGCACCCCCACCCCCTGCCGCCCCGACTGCCGACGAACAGGCGGCGATCATTGAGCAACTGGCGACAGACCCGGTGTTGTTCGTCGAATCCATGCTCGGCGCCACCCCGCAAAAGTGGCAGGCGGACGCTCTCAGGGCCATCGCCAGTAATGACCGTGTGGCGATTCGCTCTGGCCATGGCGTCGGCAAAACCGCGTTCTTGTCCTGGCTGGTGTTGTGGTGGTTGCTCACGCGGCTTCCCACCAAGGTGGTCTGCACTGCCAACACGGCGCACCAGTTGTCGGACGTGCTTTGGTCTGAGATCGGCAAATGGCACCGCAAGCTGCCCGAGGGAATGCGGCGCTTGTTGGAGATCAAGTCGGATAAGATTGAACTCGCTGGCGTCCCCGACAGCTTTGCGGTGGCCAGAACCAGCCGCCGGGAACAACCGGAAGCCTTACAGGGGTTCCACTCCGAAAACCTCCTCTTTGTGATTGATGAGGCTTCGGGTGTGCCCGACATTGTGTTCGAGGTCGGCCAAGGCGCCTTGTCCACTGAAGGCGCCAAGGTGGTAATGACCGGGAACCCCACGCGCAGCCAGGGTTATTTCTATGATGCGTTCAACAAGAACCGCAAGCGGTGGTGGGGCAAGCGGGTCAGTTGTCATGACGCGGACACGGTGGACAAGGCGTTTCTTGAGGATATGGCGTCCCAGTATGGCGACGGGTCAAACCAGTACCGGGTCCGTGTGTTGGGTGAGTTCCCCAGTGGCGACGACGATGCGTTGATTGCGCGCCATCTCATAGAATCTGCCACCACAAGACAGGTGGAACCCAGCCAGACGGCGCCCGTGGTGTGGGGTTTGGATGTGGCGCGGTTTGGCGATGACAGTACGACCTTGGCCAAGCGCCGGGGCAATGCGATCACGGAGCCGATTAAGATGTGGCGCGGCAAGGACCTCATGGAAACGTGCGGCATGATCAAGGTGGAGTGGGATGCGACGCCTGGCGGTATGCGGCCCCAGGAAATCTTGGTCGATGTGATTGGCCTTGGCGCTGGCGTGGTGGATCGGCTGCGTGAATTGAACCTCCCCGTCCGTGGGATCAACGTCGCTGAGTTGCCCGCCTTGGATGGGCACCGATTCAGCAGGCTACGGGACGAACTCTGGTGGAAGGCCAGAGAGTGGTTTGAGCAGCGGGATTGCACCATTCCCAATGACGAGGCTTTGGTGGATGAGTTGTGTGGTCCGCTGTACACGGTGACGAGTGCGGGCAAGATACAGATTGAGCCGAAGGCGCAGATGAAGCGCAGGCTAGGAAGATCCCCTGACAAGGCGGACGCGTTTTGTCTTACCTTCGCCACCACGGCGGCGGTAGCCAGTGGTGGTGGTGGGTATGCTATAAGGTGGGGCCAGCCAATCCGGCGGAATGTGAAAGGGGTAGTGTGATGAAGGAAGTGTGGGACAAAGATCGCCCGAAAGACCTCCCGAAGCCCAAGAAGTTATCGCCTGGCAAGAAAGCTGCGGCGATGTCCAGGGCCAAGGCAGCGGGGCGCCCGTACCCCAATCTAATTGACAACATGGCGGCGGCGAAGAAGAAGAAGTGAAGTACTATTGTATTTCGCTGCGAGAGACCCCGGAACGCACGGCGCGTGTTCAGCAGGAATTTGAGCGCGAAGGCGTTCCGGTAACTTGGGTTTGGGGCATCTACGGTAAGTCGATGCAGATCAAGTCTGAGATACCGATGCACTCGGATTACTTTGTGACGCGTGGTGCTACGGCGCTGGTGTTGAGCCATCATATGGCTTGGAACCTGGCGGAGCATGACCAAGCGGACGAGTTCATGGTGTTCGAGGATGATGTAGTATTACCGGAAAACTTTCTGGAAAAGTGGGCCGCTATCCGCGCCAAGGTGGATGAGGATGTGGATGGGGTTTACCTGCAGAGTTGCTGCGTTGACGATCAAAAGTGGAAACGCAAGCACAGGGATGAACTGTGGGATGTGAGATATCCCCTTTGCACGGCGGCTATTTGGTGGCGTGCCAGGGCTATTCCAACGTTGATTGAGTACACCAAGCCAGCGAATACGCCGGTTGATATTTTGCTGGAGCAGAAGGTGTTGCCCAAGCTGAAGGTGCTGACGGTGTTGCCCGAACTGGTCAGTCAGTTGACGTTGCAGGGTAAAATGTCGAGCGAGGTTCACGCATGAGTGATATGGCGCATTTGGGCGGCTACTATGAGGAAGGCGATGGGCACACGTTCACGCCGGACATTTGGGGCTGGCTGCTGTTGGAGTATGGCGTTGAGTCTGTGATTGATGTCGGCTGTGGCACGGCGGTCAATCTGAAGTGGTTCCAGGACATGGGGTGCCGGGTGTTGGGGGTAGAGGGGCACCCTGACGCTATTCTGAAGGCGAAGTGTGGGCCGATTATCTTGCATGACTATACCAAG